CGCTAGAGGTCATCGTGGCAAAAGCAGCATTCATGGTCTCCATGCTCTCATGAAATTGATTAGCGGAACTTGCAGACTTTACGATGCTATTAGCGTACTGCTCAAAGGTGCTTTTGCCTAATGTCACTGTGTCTAGCATTTCACCATTTACGCGGTTTGCTTCTTTTGCGCCTAGTCCGAAACTTGCGAGCACATTGGTAAGGGCGTCGGTCGTGACTGTTGCATTTGTCATACCAATGACGGAATCTTTAGTGGCAAGAGCAAGCACGGTCATGGCATCTTTGCCCTTGTAGCCAGCACTAATGACGTTATAGAGACCATCTGCGAGTTGCTTAGGGACGACACCTGTCTCCATTGACAGTTGCTTCAATCCGCTGTCAAATTGGCTCATTTGATCAGTAGAGGCACCCGTCAAAGCCTGGACCTTGTTCATGGATTGCTGGTAGTCAGCAGCCATCTTTGTAGCTTTGATGCCCACACCGATAGCAGCAACCCCTACAGCAGCGACGGCAATAGCCACAGTGCCAGCAATGCCACCCATAGCACCTAAGACCCCACCAGCATTTTTAGTAGAGCCTTCAACCTCTTTGAGTCCACCGCTAGCCACACTTGCAGTATTTTTGAAGCTACTCATAGCCTGGATAGCCGCATTGAAGCCGCCTGTCATTCCAGAAGCATCGGCCTTCAGTATTGCTGTTAGTGTCAGATCGTCGCCTGCCATGTGCCCCTCAAGATGCTATGGCCTTCAGAGCCTTCAATGCCTTATTCACAGCCCACTTGTATTTTGCACGTATCCAATCATAATCCCCATGAAATGCTTCGGTAAGGTAGAGATACCCCGGGTCCTCTTCATAGTAGCGACCTAGACTATCAGTCATGCCCGAAAAGCCGTATTCTCTTCTCATTGCGTAAGGGGATGTATTTACAACATGCCCTTCAATTACAGGCATGGTATAACTTATTATCTCTGTCTCAAAATCGCCCTCAAGTTCTCCTGTTGGATTTTTTGCATACTCTTTGATGTTTGATTGTGCATCTTTTGCAAGCTTTTCAAGGCATTGCTGTTGAGCAACATCAAGCCAGTATTCCAGGACAAATTGCCATTCATCGAATTTCTGAAGCTTTTCTAAGCCTTCGATATAGAAATGTGCCATATTATCCTCCTTGGCTTTCTTGCGCTGCTTTAAAATCTCGTGCCTCTAATTCATACCATACCATCCACCTCCTCATTTCTCTCATGCCGATTCGTTCCATTGTCTCGTCATGTGTGCCTATCTTGAGATCCATCGTTAGTTTGAAGCTGAACCTGTATTCGTCGTCGGTGTCGAGTTGGCTCCGAGCGTTTTCAAAAAATCGTTTGTCATCCCAGACACCCGATTGACGCGGCTCATGATCGAGAGAATGATAGTTGAGCCGAAGCCACGTACATCCTTTGTTCCTGCAATAAAGTCAATATCGTCATCTGAGAATATGCGTACATATGTCCCATCGCGGTCGTATGCCTCTTTTTCTATGAGAGAGCGTGCCATAGATGCTGCATTGGCCTTCTCCTCGTTCATCACACCGTCTTGGTCTGTTGCCTTCGCTTTAGCCCAAGACATATCTTGACCAGAGATCTCCATCACATAGATTTGACCATCAAGCTCAGGAAGGTCAGGCAGAGGAATATCAAGAAGCTCTACCTTTGGCTTCCTGTTCATCAATTTTTCACGTATCGATTTTGCATCCATGGTTCGTACTACACTTTCTAATTAGTTCGCGAAGAATTCGTTTGTTATCTGGAATACCAGTGCTTCACCTACAGCCGATTTTACATCTGATTTGGTTGTCAGGTCGGTAGCTAGTGCGTATCCTTCATATCTATTGCCTGTTGGTGTGGTAAGGTCTACTGCGATCAGGTCACGCGCTGTCAGAGAGGTCATCCGCGTTGTGTCTAACCAATATCGGTCACACTTCACCTGTCCGTTCAACTCGCCACCGATGTAGGACTCCGTGCCACCTGAGTTGAACGCGGTCACATCAAGTGCTGCTATTTTGTTAGCAACTTCAGCGGTGTGGGCTTGTCCAAGTACCGAATAGGCATAATAGGAACCCGAGTGGATACGTACCTGTGTAGTGGCTGCCTGAGTAGAACTGAGCACAACAATGCCACCTGCATGCTTGAGTGTGTAGAAAGCTGCGCCAATAGTGATAAATCCGCTACCAGCCTGTGCTCTTGCAATAACGACATCAGGGCTTGTGCCACCCGTAAGGCCCGCTGCATTCTTTGTGATGAGAGCTTGTGAGGCATAACCAAGCGATCCGGTAAACTCAACTGTGTACGGACCTCCATTGCTTCCACTCACTGTTGCATTGCCAGCACCAATACTTGCTAGAGCTATTAGAGCCGACTGTACCGCTGAAGCTGCTGCGTTATAGGCAATGGTTGTCGTTGTGTTCCCACCAAATGTCAGCGTGAAATTACCGCCTGCAGGACTGCCTGTGATAGTTACAGTCTGGATTTCATCGTATTTGGCTTGCACGACAACCGCCGTATTCAAGTCAAGATAGCGTTTTGCGCTATTCGTGATGCTATACGTCTTATTATCGCCTGCATTTGTTGTAGCCTCATCTGTAAGAGCTATAGGAGGCTGAGCCGTTATGTTGAATGTTGTGTTATATCCTGCTGAAGCAGTCATTTTGCACCTCTATCGCAGGAATTACACAATGGTAACTGCACTTGAGAGTTTCATGCTCCAATCAGCGGTTATAACACTTTTCACGTCACTTTTGACGGTATAGTCGGTGATGAGAGCAGTCAGCGTGTAGGTATTGGCCCCAACGTTACCGATGGTAAATGTGAATGTGGTAAGCGTGCGAGCATAGAAGTTCGTCTCGATGGTCGCCTGCCCTGTATCTGACTTGTCAAATTGACCACTGAACTTGTAGTCACCACTGAGCAAACCGCCTATATAGCTCTCCGTGCCTGGAGTAGACGCGCTAAAGCTTGTAGTATCCAGTGCCGCTATCTTTGCTGCAAACTCCTGGCTCTTGATGTTGTTAATAACTGTACTGCCTACCTTAGCAGATGATAAATAGCCTGCTGTAGCTGCCATGGGCTTACACTCCTTTTGATCGTGTTATGCCTCTTGCGTGAATGTGTTATATGATGCATTTAAGCGTCTTATGCGCTCATCACGAGGATCAAACAGTTGACGAGCTGTCTGATACAGCGTATAAACATGTTTATGAGTGTTAAGCGATAATATCTGCTGGTCAAGCAAATTGTTTATCACGTTCAAAATGTTGTAGCATTCATCAAAGCCTTGGTATATGCTCCAAATGTCCAGCGGAATTGTTGCATCATATCCGCGTATGCCGAATACGTTGTCTGGTCTTTCTCTTGAATTAGCAAAGAGCGTTACGTACGGAAAAGCTGTGTTTTCTGGCACGCCACCAGCATCGAACACACCCACTACCCCCATGCTTGCTAATCCTGAGTAGAGCAATCCCCCTGGAACGAGCTTGGCATAAAATGCTGTCTGTAGCTCAGGTAGTGAGGTGTGCGTAGCCGTCATTGACTGCCCTCCTGAGACTTCACCTCATACGTCCTGACCTGACCTTGCATCCTGACGCGACTGCCGAGTCTTGTTGCAACCTGGTCAGTGAGCTTGTTGGCAACATCAGGATCGAGATGTGCCAACTCTTCCCTGATAAGTCGTTTGATGTACGCCTCTCCAATCTCCTGGCCACAGTTGCAACAAAACATGGTATGTACTCCTATTCTTCAGCGTGGTTCCATGAATGATTAACAGGCGATGCATTATGCGGAGCATCTACAAGTGTAGACTTTCCATCAATTGTTACTTCTAGGTCGGCATAATGATAACCGTGCCTCTTATTTATGTCTTTGATGACTGCATCATGTATTGAACCATTATGGTCTACGTACTTAGCGTGATCGCCTTTGTTCGTTTCTTTGCTGTTTACAATGTGCGACATGAGATACTCCTATTCGCTCTACACAATTACAGTTGGAAGCCAGTAGCATTCATGCATGCATGCAAGTTGCCAGATCCTAGCGTCGGAGAACTTGCCACGATAGTTGTGTTCGCGGCGGTTGCTGGGATCGGATACGGGAAATTGACAATGAGCGGCGTATTCATGAGAGTTGCGCCTGCTATGGATGCGTAGACAAAGGTCATTGTCCAAGTGCCATCCGTAACAGTGATATCTACCGGTGTCCCACTGGTAGATCCGGTACTTGTGAAAGTGAAACCTGTGATGTACGTGGTTTTGCCTGCTACGGCGGGAAGTGTTGCAGCAGCGGTTGCAGCAGCCACATCACCCGAAGTCGCATTCTTCGGTACAGCTCCGAGCGGATAAGGAGAGGCCAGATTGACAGTACCCTCAAATCCTTGCACGATCGGTCTGAAGGTTGCACATGCTATCGCCCACGGCTCAGATGTGAAGGTTGCCTTTGGTGTTATGG